TAATATGAATAGCGGTGGCGCGTCTAACCTTACCGTTGTGGATTACCACGGTGCATTGATCATTACTAACTGCGATAGCGTCTCAGACGTTGTGACAGTCGATATGGCGAGCGGAACGCTGACGTTCGATTCAAGCTGCACACTTGGAACAATGGTCGCTAGAGGAGCCTGTACGTTTGTAGATAATTCAAACGGTGCTACGGTGATAAATGAGACTCTATCTGCTACTTCAGTCTGGGAGTACACAGCATGACAGCGTGGGAGATCCTAACAGGTAACAGTACTGCTCCATTGGGATCTACAGCTTGGGTTCACCTAAACAACCAGCAAGGCGGCGGATTGGGTGATGGATACATTCTTGTTGATAGTTATAACGTGGAGCTTGATATGACCTTATCTGCTGAGATTGAACCCGCTGAATACGCAGTTGAGGTGGAAGCGCCAATAGCTGTTACAATTGAAACAAACGTGATTGATGTGGAGATCGACTAATGACCGATATTACGCGCAAGCGCGGTGATACCTACGCTGATGTAATTAACATTAGTTCGGCTGGATCTCCGCTTGATGTTACAGGCTACACATTCCTCCTTACAGTTGATACGCAGAAAGCCCCCTCTGATACCTCAACTCAGGTGTACCAGCTCACAGGGACGATCCTAGACGCTGTTAATGGGCAAGTAGAATTTGCTCCAAGCGCAGTACAGGCTGACCAAGTGGGCGGCTTCTACTATGATGTTCAGATGACAGATGGCGCTGGACGTAAACGGACTGTACTCGCGGGTAAGTACAAGTACGTACAAGACATTACAAAGGTGTAAGTTATGGCTCTAGTAATTGAAGATGGATCACAAGTCGCTGGCGCCAACTCTTACGTCACGTCTGCTGAGATTGAAGCGTATGCCGATCTGCGTGGTATTACGCTAACTAACGATCCTGAAGTTCTCGCAATTAAGGCGATGGACTACGTTGAGAGTCTAAGGTACGCCGGATCTAAGGTCGCACAAACGCAACCCCTGCAATGGCCTCGTGATGGAGTGTATATAGATGGCTTTTCGGTTTCCGAGTCAACGATTCCTAATGAACTTAAAAATGGTCAAATGGCAGTTGCGATTGCAATTGACTCTGATGCCGACCCGTTGGGTAATGTTGAACCTGCTGTTAAAAAGGAAAAAGTCGGATCTCTTGAAGTGGAGTATCAAGACGGAGCAGGAAGTGAATCAATTGCTAAAACGATTAATGCAGCTCTCCAAAAGCTCCTAGCTACTGGTGGATCTGGATCTAGCTCATTCGTAGTGAGTCGTGCGTGAATACCGAATCTATAGACGGAGTTGTTGGGCGTAGAGTCCTGATTCCGGCTTGGGCGGAGTGCGGCGTAGTTGTTGGCTTTGACTCGGATGAGTTGTGCTACACAGTCCAGCTTGATTGCGGCGATGAGGCTTACGTTCCGATGTATATGGTTGAGGTAATTCACTAATGGGATTAGCAACAAAACTGACAGGCACAGCGTCTCGATTGCTGTCTGCATACGGTGAACAGATCACTTTTACGCGCACTTCTGAAGGCACGTTTGATCCTGTAACGGGAACGACTACGGGCGGTATTGATACAAGTTGGACTGTTAGCGGTCAACCGATGAGCTACGAGCTTCAATTGATCAACGGTAACAGCATCCAATCTGGCGATGTTTTGCTGATGATTGAATCGACAAGCTACATACCTAAACCCAACGATAAGGCGCTGTACGCCAACGAAAGCTGGAAAGTCATTGGCGTTCCTGAAGTCGTTCGCGCACAGGGCACAACGATCATTTACACGGTACAGGTACGCAGATAATGGCTAAGCTAGAGGATGCTGACGATATAATCCGCAAGTGGGCAGAGGCCGCGAGTCTCGACACAGGTAAAGCGATTAGGGCGGCTACTCTGGATCTCTACTCTAACGTAGTTGCTGACACCCCTGTTGATACAGGTCGATTGCGTGGTAACTGGCAGATCGCTGTTGATACACAACCTACCAGCGATATAGACCGAAAGTATGAAGGCGGGACTGTAGGTAGTGAAAACCAATCAGCGAACAGTAAAGCCGCATCTGAATTGGGTCAGATCAAGATAGAAAAGAACTCTACCATCTATCTCGTAAATAACCTTGAGTACGCCCCGATCATTGAGTACGGGATTGGCGGAAGGCGCGAATTTGCGATGCTCAGAAAGAATGTAAAATCGTGGAAACAGCGTATAGCGCAAAAGATCAAAGAGGCAGTCGATAAATGAGCATATTCACTGATATTAGCGCGGCGCTTGATGGTCGATTAAATACGCTTACCAACAAACCACCTATCGCATGGCCTAACGCTCCATACACGCCCACTGAAGGCGTTTTGTATCTTAGCGTCATACATTCACCCACTCAGACCGTGACGCTCTCCCACGACCAAACAGAAGCTCATGGCGGCATCTACCAGATTACCGTGTATGCACCATCAGGTAGCTACAAAGCTCAGTCACTTAGTATTGCTGATGATATTGCGGATCATTTTTCGGCTCAGCGCACTCTGACTTACAACTCCCGCAAGGTGAAAATACGGTCAGTCAGTCAAGCCACCTCCATCCGAGATGGCGCTTGGTACGCAATTCCTATTAGCGTCGATTACGACTGTTACACAGTTCGATAAAGCCTTGCTATAATCGAGGTGTCGAGCTGGTTTCAGCTCTAACTCAATAAACTGAAATAGGGCTAAAATCATGGCTGTACTAGACGCACAGGGAACCACTGTTACGTTCAATGATGGCTCAATCGCTCAGGCTGTATCTGGCGTTGTGTCTTTCTCTTTTGGTGACGGTCAGGCTACTGACATTGACGTCACTACTCTCGCATCAACTGCAAAGGAATACCGTCAAGGTCTACAGGATTTTGGTGACTGTACGCTTGAACTAAAACGCGACCCTTCTGATCTTGGTCAAGCAGCAATGGAAGCGGCCAAAGCGGCTCAGGCTACGCGTGAGGTTGTAATCACTTTACCTGATGGTGATGTAGCTACGTTCAGCGCATACGTTAAATCGCTATCTACATCTGGTGGTGTTGATGACGTAGCTAACGGCACAGCGACATTGAAAGTTACTGGCTCAATCGTTTGGAGCTAATGACTTATGGCGTTCAATCTAAATAAGATCCCGTTCTTACAGAGGGCAACGCCAGAGCAGAGACAGGCGCGTTTGGAAATATGCGCGACCTGTCCAGACCGCTTATTCAATGGCGGATTGCTAACTTGCAAGAAATGCGGTTGTGCAATGAGATTCAAGACTTGGCTGAGAGGCGCGAGTTGTCCTGTTAAAAAGTGGGAAGAAATTAATGTTACTGAGCAAGAATGACATTCTAAAAGCGCGTGATTTCAAACTGCGCGAAGTAAAAGTCCCTCAGTGGGGCGGATCAGTAATGATTAAAACACTCTCATCTAAGGACAAGGGTGCGTTTGAGCAAAAGACAACAACCGAGAATCTGGATCTGTCTAAAATAATGGCTGAGTACGCTTCGCTAATTATTTGTGACGAAGATGGAAATCGCTTGTTTAGCCGTGAAGATATTGATGAGCTTTCGGAAAAATCAGCTTCTGCTCTTGAGCTAGTCTTCAACGAAGGCCGAGATCTTAACAACTTCACAGAAGAGGATCTGGAGGCTTTAGCGGGAAACTAATTAACGACCCAATGAGGTCGTATATGATTAGCCTCTCACGAAAACTCCACCTAACAATTGCCCAGATTGAACAGCTTGAGCAAGCTGAGATAATTGAGCAAATGGCGTATGATCTAACTCAGAACGAAGAGTGGGTTAAACGCTACAAGCATAAACAAGAGCTAACAGCCTCCAGAGAACTAACACTTGCTGAGAGGGCTAGAGCGCTTAAAGAGGCAATGGGTTATGGCAACAGTAAGTAGTCTTTTATTTGAAATATCGCTTGATTCAAGCAAGCTCAAAAACGGACTCTCTCAAAGCACAACTGCCGTAAACCGATTCGCCAAGACTGCGAGTAAAGCTATTGCGGGGATCGCAGTAGCCAGCGCGGCTGGTTACGCGGCAATGTTGAAAAACACTGTCGATACTGCAAAAGAGATCCAAAACCTTTCTCAACTAGCTAACACCTCAACACGCGAATTTCAGCGATATGCGGCGGCATTTAAAACTGTTGGTTTCGAGACTGATAAGACCGCAGATATATTCAAAGATATGTCGGATCGCGTGGGGGACTTCGTTCAAACGGGCGGAGGTCCACTAGCTGACTTCTTTGAGAACATTGCTCCAAAAGTCGGAGTTACTGCCCAGCAATTCAGAAACCTATCCGGCCCCGATGCTCTTCAACTCTACGTATCCAGCCTAGAGAAAGCCAACGTCAATCAGAACGAGTTTGCCTTTTACATGGAGGCGCTTGCATCTGATACAACTGCACTAATTCCTCTGCTTCGAAATGGTGGTGAAGAAGTTAAACGCCTTGGAGATCAGGCTGAAGCGGCTGGCGCTGTCATGTCTGACTTGGATATCAAGCAAGCAGGGGATATTAAAGCCAAGTTAAACGAGATCGGATTAGCCTTTACAGGTGTCAAAAATCAGATTGTTTCTGCGACTTTACCTGCCGTTACTGAGTTAATGGCTGAGCTTAATAAGCCCGAAGTCAAAGAGAATATTGTTGCGCTAGGCACTGCGATCATTACCACCTTCACTAACGCGGTTGGATGGGTGTCTTCGCTAACTGGGAAAGTGCGAGAGCTAGCAGAAGACGTTGCCGTATTCCTGAATGGTATTGGGTCGTTTGATACAAAACGCTTACAGGATGAAATCAAGATGGCTCGCGGCTATCTTGAAAATGGCGCTTCGTGGGGAACAAAAGTTGATCTGTTGTTCATGGATGATGACGAGATCAGGAAAGAAATTAAACGCATGGAGGATCAAGTAGCCAGCAATCTTGAGTCATCCAAGATGCGCCTCACGCGAGATCAGGCCGTTCCGAGCAAAACCAATATAGCTCCTACCCCTTCTCAGAAAACGCCTACAGAGCAAGGATTAAGCCCCCAAGCGCAACGCGAACTTGATGCTCTAGCTGAGCAGTTTGAGACTCCAATGGAGCGGCTGCAAAGAAAGCTAGGTGATGCTAAGGGCTTTCTGGGTAAGTATGGGGATCAGAACGAGATATACAGTCGGATGGTCAAGGCGGCACACGATGAGTACAACACTGCGACCAAAAATCTGATTAACTCTACCGACAATCTGACAAACGCAATGTTAAGTCAAGGTGGGTCAAAAACTGGTAATTTGAATTTCGATCAATCAATCACCTCGTTACGAAAAGCAATGCTGCTTGGTGATGAAAAGCAGATCGCATATTACAAGAGTAGGGCTGAAGACAAATTCTCAGGAGCATTAAGGGGTGGCACAACGGATATTGACACCCTTGAGTTAATGCGCGGCACGATAGATTCATTAGCTCAGAAAGCAGGTATGCAGACTCAAGCTCAAGAAGCTCAAGCACCTGCAAACAAACTGATACAAGAAGCAATGTCTGCAAATACGGAAGCAGTTAAAGGGTTGTCTAAATGGCTTACTTCAACGGCTGAGCCTATGGGGTCTATCGACTTTAACTTGACGATGGACGGCGGCAAAATGTCTACGACGTTACAGGGTACGCCGAAACATCTTAAATTCTTACGCGATTTCGTTAATCAAAATACAGGTAACACCGCTACGGCGGTTAGATAGCAGGGACTTTAAATGGCAATCAGCGACCTTTCTTTTAAACTCTATACCGACGCGGCGCTAACGACGCCGTTTGGTACTAGCATGGTAGTAACGCACGAAGCCGATCTTAGCGATAACCCACGCGACTATACATTGTACTTAGGTTCTACTGGTACGAACGTCAAACTAGAAGCGCAAAGTTCACCTTCTGTAGACGACGTGGTTTTAACGCCTACCGATATACTACCCGACTGGACGGCTAGCACGGCTTACGCTGTAGGTGATACGGTAGAACCGCCAATAGACAATACGTATCGCTATGTCTGCACTACTGCGGGTACTTCTGACGCTACCGAACCCGCTAGCTGGAATACTACAATAGGCGGTACAACGGCAGACGGTACAGTAGTTTGGACAACTGTTGCACTTTCCCATCAACCGACTGAAATAACACTAGCCTTATCAGCGGCAGCGCTAGATATTAATACCGCTGGCGCTCCGTTAGCGCTAGGCCCGACCATTCTAAGCGGAACGGTTAATGCCGTGCCTATCTATATGCGAATCGTAAACGCTGTTAGTACGGTATCTTCGAACATTGGGCATCCAGAACTCGCCCTATACATTAACGCAGTACAGGAAACGGTACAGTAATATGGCACGTAAATATTCGAACAACTACAGCACCACAATAACTACCGCGTCGGTGAGTACTGGTGACATAACCTTTGACGTAGCTTCAATAACTGGCTTGCCTATTATCGGGGCAGGTGATTATTGCGTTCTGACGATAACGGACTCGCTAACCGCGCCGACTAAAACCGAAGTCGTTAAAGCTACTTCGCTGGCTACAAATACCCTAACTGTAGAACGCGCACAGGAAAGCACGACCGCGCAAGCTTGGGTTAGCGGCGATTTCGTAGAACTACGCGTAACCGCTGGCAGTTTTAACACTATGGACGGTACGAAGTTTGTAACCTACTCGGAACAGGAATACGCCGCGCCTGTAGATGCTATTGATCGTAATAACGGCGGTATCCAGACTAGAACATTAGCAGCGCCAGCGTCGTTAGCTTTCACGTTAAACGACGGTGAATCGTTATCACTACGTCTAGTTAATACCGATACGTATTCGGTCGCGTTCCCTTCGGGTATGTTATGGCCTAACGGTTTCGCGCCGACTTTGACAGGCCCACAAAGCTGGATACAAATTTGGAAAACCGGCACGGCTGTTTTTGGCGTTCACATAGGAGATTTCGACGTTGTTGCATAGTATGGGCGCGTTGGCTGGCGCGGGTAAAATGAATGTCGAAATAGCCCCTATTAGCGAATGGAAAGCTAGCTTTAAGCGTATACCTTCCGCTACTGGCGGTTTCACTATACCCATACCTTCTGAGATTACGGTTGGCGACTGCGTAATACTGGCGGGTTGCGGTCGTTACGGTATAACGCCTACCGACGGTAAGACTTGGTACGGTATTAATACGGCTAACAGTACGACTGGGGTATGGGCAGCGGCTAGGACTTTAGATTGGGGTGATATTGGCGCTGGCTTAATATACGCTAGAAACAACGATAGTGGGGATGCTATTTCGCTGAGGTACGGTGGTACGGGCGGTTGCATATTCATACCTCGATATGACGGCTACGAATATCGCACTAAATACCATACTGACTGGTTTAGCATAGCCCAATCTTCGGCTTGCCCACAGACTACCCCATCCGACGCTATAGTAATGTTGACGCTAGAGGGTGGGGGGGATATTCGGACTTCTGATCCTACTGGTTATGAAACAGTAGTACATTCGTCAGCGGGTGGGCACTATAACTACGTGCTAGATTCTGGTTCCGCTTGGATGGTAACAGCGTTTCAGCTTCCGGCTGGTGATTCCGCGCAATACGTTGTAAGTAGGGTGCTGAATTCTGCTCGTTTCCCTTACAACTTTATAACCTTCGGTATATCTAACCCATACTACAAAGGGTAAGAAATGATAAACGCTAGTACATTTTCAGCGCGTCCAATTAACGGTTACGGTGTCGCATATTCGCAGGGCGAACAAATCCACAGTACCGTTATGGTCGCTAATTCCGACGCTGTTAATGCGCTATCGAGCGACGGTTACGCTATCAATGGTACAGGCGTAGCTTACTCGCAGGGTGAGCAGTATTTTGAAACGCTAATACCTAATTCTTTATCTATAAACTCTAAACCAGTAGAGCGCGTGGCTAACGAATTAGGTGTAGCTTTCGATCAGACCCCTAAACACGAAGGCGCTTTCGTAACCGTAGCGCAGCAATCCATAACACTAGCGGACGTTGGTGAATGGCTCAATATACAGAATATCATCCAGCGCCTCGAACCTTCGGGTGCACTTCTTAACTACCCGACTAATATAGGTTGGACTGGCGAAGGCCAATTGTTCTACATAGAGCAAGACATACCGAAGCCGACTAAAACGCCAGCCACGTCGATACTAGATATAGAGCAAGTTACGACTAGAAGCGCCGATTCCAATCTATTGTTCGTGTTATCGCAGCGCGTGATAGATAGCACTATCGAATACAGGGCACCATTCGATATAGATATAGTTATTAGCAGCATTGAGGGTGCGTGGACTGTTCCGCAGTCTATGCTATGCGAAGATATTAACATTTCACGGTCTGAGAACAGTAGCGCACTGATGGACTTTACGCTGGTACTAGATAGCGGCGAAGTCGATACCCTGCTAGTCGAAGGTCGCGACGTAACTCTAAACTATACCGATAACGCTACGGGGCAAACGTACACCGTATTTTCGGGCATTGTGGATTATCCTGAAATAAACCTTATCGAAGGTAGGGCGACGATACACTGCACAGACTCGCGACAGGAGAGACTAGACGCGCTAGACGCGTCGGTAACTAACGGCATTGGCTATTTCTCTACGGACGTTTTCGGCGAAGTAGAAACTGTTAGCGAAGAATTAGAAAAACGACTAGAAACGATACCGTACAGCCTAGACTTTGATAGAGAAGGTGTACTGCGTATAACACCGTTCGCGCCAGATATAGCAGCTACGATAAATTACAGCGATAGCACTATCTATCGACGCGACCCGAAAGTAACCATACAGTCGCGCAGTAGTATCATAAATAAAGTTAATCTTAATATTAACTTCGAATATCAGCGCCTACGTAACCGGATCATACCTTACCGCTGGGATTGGAACGGGATAGACGGGGCTTTTCCGAGATATAACTATTTGCCTAGTACATCTGGTGGCACGGCTAGCAAATATTGTTTTGCTTCAAAATTCGGCTACCCGCCTAAAAATACAATGGTTATTGCGGCTATCGAGTCAGCTGGTCGATACCGAAATTACGAGCGTTTGGCTGGTTTCGTTGGTGGTGGCGCAGACTGTGTAACCGCTGGGTCTAGTATATATACAAGAATAACGACCCGAACGTACAAAACAGAACAGGTTGCTAAAAAAGAATATATATATATTAAAGACGAAGGCTGGGTAGAACGACCAGTAAAAGACGCTAGCGGTAATCAAGTTTACGAAAACAAGATAACCGGATATACGGACTATTCGAATAGTTACGCGGTTTCGGCTAAGTGGGATATGCAGACGGTATTCGCCCAGAATATAACCGAACAGATCAAAATCGAAATTACGGCGCCGCAGTCGCAAGCGCAATATAACAAGACGATAGAAAAAGACCTTAGCTGTACGGTACGGCTAGACGCCGATTTAAGCAAGTATGAAGATTCCGACTCGTGGGTGCTACCGACGTTCGAAGACGGCACAGAATGGCCGTTATCCCCTAACGGCGACTACTACATAGATTACGATAACTACGCAGACGAAAGCGGCGTAAACGGCCTCAACCGTTATCATAATGCTTTTAAAGTTATGGCCGAACTCGCTAAAACGGAAATAATAAAAGCCCATAGGCAAAGTAGTGTACAAATACACGTACCGTTCAACCCGACTATCGGCTTGCATCATTCTATATCTACCGTCGGTTCTGAATGGATAGAAGCGTGGGGTAAGGTATCGCAGATAACGCACCGCATAGACGTAGTTGATAAGGTCGCCGATTCTATCGTTACCTTTAATATGCGCAGGACGTCTGGCGAAGCGCCAGCCAATAGTACGTTATCTTCGTCTAGCTCTAGGCCAGACGTTGTAGACGATGCGGTACTGCGAAACAAACAGATAAACCTTAAACCGTACCTGCTAACAAAAGATCAGAAGATAGATTCTACGATAAGCGGTTACGTTTATCGGTCTAACGACGACTTAAACGAAACGGGCGCACCTATAGCGTTTGTCGTCGATATACCAGAAATCGAAGACAGTTCGCGCAACCAAAAAATCGCTGTGAAATCCTCTATTTTAGAACTGCCCCTAAGTAACGATACGCTAAGGATTATTATTGAATGAGTGATTTTAGACGCATACAGAAAAATCTACGCGATATTATCGGGTACGACGCATTTGTCAGTAAATTAACCGCTAGGGGTAGTAAAGAAGATATAGGCGCTAGGCGCGGTATATCTTATTTCAGTAGCGACGGTACCGTGGGTTCTACGGGCGGTTCGCCGTCTTCTACCCCGCTACCAGACGACGCACAAGACCCTTCAACAGACCCAGACGCTACTAGCACGGATGGAGGCGGTGGTATTGGTGCGGATGGTACTGGTTCGGGTGGTACGGGCGGTACGGGCGGCACTATATCTACGACTAAGACGCTTAATGCTAACGATTTCGCAGACGATACAGCTAAAGAGATAGGTAACGCAATCGGCGATATTACGGGCGTATACGATTGCAAGACTGGTCAACCCTACGACGTTAATCTTACTGGCGAATACTCGCGACCATTCGATAAAAGCCGCTGTACGGAAACGTGCGTAGAAACGAAACTAGATCCAGAATATACGACCGATACGTTTTGGTACACTTACACGACTAGCGGCGATTTCTTCGAAGGATACGGGGCTAGTACAACAAAAGCGCACGACGACTTGCGTTCTAAGATGGACTTGGATACTTACGCTACGTTCGTATACGAATTAGCGAACGGCGACGTTATTAACTACATGGGTGTTAAGGGTTCTATTACGTTTGCGTACAACCCGACCAGCGAGCAAGCTATATCAAATGTTAAGTACGATCCCGATAGCGTCGCTAGAAACCGCGACGGGTACATTCCGCAGGGTGGGGTAGGTGTTGCGTACTCGCAGCGCGATTGCGCTTCGTACCCTTCTATAGACCCGTGCGTAAACCCAGAAAATTACGATGCGACCGTATGCACTAAGTACGATTACGACTGCCCAGAGGATGCTGTATGGGATTCGCCCGACTGTTACCGCGAAGGTACGGGGTGTGTAGATCCTGACTTGTTCGAAGATCCAAATTATACGGAGGGGGTATTATGGGCTGCCGTTGGTAGCGGTGCTTACGAGTCTGGCTCTAGTTCTTGTAACGCTTACGGTTTTACGCCAGAACAGGCCGTAGCTAACGCGTGGAAACATTACGCTTCTGTAGAAGACCCAGCGTATGAAGCAAGTTACAAACGAATATTAATCGGAGCAGGTTGCCGCACTTGCCGCCAAGGTAGCGGTTGGGGTGGTACTAAGTGTTTCGACTCACAGCCAGTTTTCGATTATTACAACGCAGAAAACGGTCGTTATTATTACAAAGTCGCTATGCGTTCATATAGTGATTATATAGACGATAACCTAGACGGTTGGTACTCGACTGGTACATGGCCGCTAGAAGTATTTAAAAGTAGTTACAACTGCAACTCTATCGACTGGTCTACCTACGTACCGCCTGAGTCTTCAAACATCGGTGGCAGTGCCTGTTATGCCGACTTGCGATGGTACTGCCCGCAAGCGTCGCAATTCTTGGGTAACGATTCCCTATACTGTAAGGGTGACGTTCAGCAGTGTTGCCCCGACTCAATGGCCGAAGACGCCGAATGTAACTGGCCTAGCGACGGTAAAGTAAACCTTATTTACAACCGTTTAACTGGTCAGTACGAATACGACGAACGCGACCCAGACCTACAGACGCACGACTACGGTGAAAAATCCGAAATTAAGTTGTGCAACGGTCTAAACGAAGAAATACAGCTATTCCCTTCGGCAGACGGCAATCAGATAATAGGTAACGCAGCTAAGGGCGTTTATATTAAGGTCGTAGACGGTAAGGTAGTAGCTGGATTCGATTCCACGCAATTAAAATACTATGCCGCGTCTAGCTATACGCAGATTCAATAATAGGGGCTACTATGACACCTGACTATAAACGAATTTTGTACTTTTACGTTTCGCCGCTATTTCAACTTGAATCTTCCAACGAAAGCGACGAGGCGCTTAGGGAGAAAATACGTCGGCACTTAAACACTTTTGAATTAGGTATGCGCCAGCTATTACCCCATATCGTCGTTGATAAAATGGGCGGCTATGGGTTACTGCTAGCGCAAGACGCTGTATACGAAGGTCTATCGTTAGAAGACCTTACGCTAGAGCTGGTAGCCGAACGGGTAGAAGACGAAGCTATTGAGCTGTTCGAACGGTTACGAACAGACCCTAGCGCGAAAATCGGCTAACCACGTAAGCGAGTCTAATGACTCATATCATAGTTTTGGTATGTAATCTGCAATAAGACTATAATCGAGGCGTTAAAGCCGCCATTGGACTAATAGTCACACGGAGATAAGAGGTGGACGAAAGAGAAAAGCGCCCACCTCCACCGTTGGATGACGGGTACATACCAGAGACAGATGACGCTCAACAGGTCAACAAGGAAGCGCCTCATGGCTGATATAGAGGAGTTAAAGCGCCGCGTAGAAAGCCTCGAGGATCATAAAGAACAGGCATATCGGTACATTGCTGATATTAATAGGCGAGTAGACTCGGTACCTGTTTTGTCTGATGAACTCCACGATCACAGGACTCGATTGCGTGACATAGAGTTAGCACAAGCTAATCAGCAGATGGTTGGTAAAGTAATTGCATGGATAGGAGCGGCAATAACAAGCTCTTCAATCATGTTAGTATTGACCTATCTGTTTGGTGTCGGCAAATGAATACAATAGTTATTTTTCATCTAATCACTCTATCCCTTTACACTGCGATCACGTTTATAGCAGTGTCGAATATCCATTATGTTCACAGGGCACAAAATATTCCTTACCTTAGAATGTGGTTCTACATATTCTCAGTAACGTGTGCGGCACAGGCGAGTGTATTCACTTGGTTACAGGTCGAATGGGTTATTAACGAGCATGACGCTGATGTTGGTGAAGAGGTGTCATATGCTTGGCTGTTGTTCGACTATTTTAACGGGTTTGCTCTGCTGAGCATTGCGATGGCAATGCGCGTGTATCTGAAGTGGCACGTAGGTCACTCAAGTGCAGAGGGTGAAGTACACCATAGACGTTCAACCGATTCCCATGACTCATACCATAGCCGTAGCGCTTGAAAAGCTCAGAGTCACTAGACGCGTAGGGTACTTCTTTACGCTATGGGTCACGTATTACTCCATCCAGCACTGTTTTGATTACGCACACGCCGCACTAGAAGCCGGAATTTCCTCGGGTGAGGTCGCTGGCGTGATAGCCGCCATCATGGTTCCTGTGTCGGGCTTACAAGGGGCTGTCATTAGCTTCTACCATAAGGATCGACCTCATGCTGTTTCTACTCAATAACTGGAAGTTACTGTTGTTTGCTGGGTTTTCTGCCGTGCTGGCTTACGGTTCATTTAAATTCGGATCTCTAACAACTGAATTTGAGTACGAGAAAGAGGCTCAGAAGTTCAGAGAGCAAGAGGCTGAACTGATTACCAAGCTAGAGCTAAAACAAGCTGAGATCGAAGATCTGAAGTCTAAAGGGGTACGAAGAATCTATGTCGAGAAAGATCCTACTGGTTGCGCTGACATTGCCGCTCCTGACGGGGTGCTGGCCGTTTTACGTGGAACCGCAGATCAGCCCAAGTCTGACTAGAGATTGTGATAGACCTGTACTGCGTGGGGATACATGGCGCGACATTGCCGCTTTAAGTGTTGAACAGCAGTCAAGCCTGAATGAGTGTACGCTCAGAATGAGAGCAATTAGGGAGCTAAGCGATGGAGTCAAATAAATTAGATAGTCCGTATTTCATCCGAGAGGAGTTCGCGTGCCGATGTGGTTGCGGGTTTGATACCGTAGATTCTTCACTGCTAGTGATGATGACAGCGATCAGGCACTACTTTGATAAACCTGTTGTTGTCCATTCGGGTGCTCGCTGTAAGACCCACAACCAAAACTCTGGCGGCGGCAAAAATTCACAGCACCTAATCGGTAGAGCGTGTGATTTTCATGTAAAGGACGTTTCGCTCGAAGAAGTGATGAATGTTGCTGAAGATTTGATGGATGGGTGGGGTGGTCTTGGTTATTACCCTGAATCTGGGTTTGTTCATGTTGATACAAGATCTGGGAAAATGGCGCGTTGGCGTGAGTGACCACGCGCCTGAGATATCACGCTCGGCTTTCGATACCGTCTTTGTAGTTGTATTTCTCTTCAAGCAATCTTTGTTTTAATAGCTTTAGTCGTTTTTTTTCGTCAGCGCCATCAACTGTCTTTAGATGACGATCTATGTGTTCAAGATCGAGTTCAATTTTGCTTATTTGTTTTTTGTAGTGCTCGATGAATTGGGACATTTGCGATCCTCTAGCGTTGAAGTTTGCCCCACCTTTAGCTCCCAGATTTGGTATGAGCGGCAATCTGGGCAGATCTTCTTATTCACAGATGATAGCTTCACCATCCCGCCCTGATATCCACAAGCTAAGCATTCAGTCACGGAAACCTCAGATAAAAAAATAGGGAGCTGATAGCCCCCCGTAACACCTACTTAACATAGGAGATGATGAATGTTCATCATATCACCTAGTTGTTATTCGTCAAATAAATTAAACGTGACGCTTGACCTTTTCAAATCTCAGGTTTATACTTTCAGTACAGACTAAGAACTGGAGATGATGAAAATGAAAAACGGCACAACTATTCGCTCATACGACTTTCCAACAATGACCAACTGCTACCAAGAAGGCGTTGTTGAGGAAAATACTGATCCACGCTTTGCAGGAATGATCCAAGTGCGCGCTACCAAGATCGTATTTGATGGTGAAGAAATGAATGTTCCTGAAGGTCATCGCTTTTGGACTGCGCCACAGGGCGAAGGGATGATGGATGACATTATGAAATTTGATCGAGTACAGGCGCTTTAATGCGCCTTGGGAGATGATGATGAAAATTGCACTGTACCGAAATATCGAGCACAAGTTTGACACTGTAATGGAGGCTCAATCAGGCGATAGGATGGATTCTTATGCTCGCATATCCGAATACATAGATGCTGAGTTTACGATGCTTGATGGGCTTGATACGCACGAGATCATTGCGATTAAACGGATGATTGTGGAGACCGAGAAAAAAACAGAGGAAAAATTGCATCATCTGAAGGAACGCTTGCATGAACTCAACACCAAGTAAGACAGTGTGCGAGCACTGCAAAGAACCCTTGTCAGGGCTGACTCATACCGAGCCGGATCTATTTGGCGAGGATAAGTTTTACCACCTAAATTGCTACGCAATTGTATACGCAAAACAAGAAGCGGCTACCGCTCATTTAATGCGCCTAGAGCGAGGAGAAAAATGATGAACTTTACAAACCATAGTGCCGAGATTGGCAATATCCAGACTGCGCTAATTGATGCACAGTATGAAATGGAAGGCGTTCATAAGGGCGCTAACAATCCGTTCTTCAAATCCAAGTACGCCGACCTTGTTTCGGTGTTAGGTGTCATCCGACCCATCTGGGCAAAGCATGGACTCGGATTCATGCAATTCCCTTCAGGCGATGGAAATAGCGCGGGTGTGCTTACGCGTGTCATGCACAAGTCAGGCGAATGGATTGAATACGAATACTCGCTACCTCTAGCAAAGAAAGATCCTCAAGCCGCTGGCTCTGCGATCACCTATGCTCGCCGCTACGCGCTAATGTCGATTGCCGGACTACCCGCAATTGATGATGACGCTGAGACTGCGATGCTCCGTGTGCAACCTAAGATCAATGCTGATCAAATTGCTGTGTTGTCTGAGCTG